CGCTGATGCAAATCATCAGCTCATATCCTCCTGGCACATTTCAAACTCTTCTCTAAGAAGTCTATTACCGGTTTGATTCATAAGTTGCTAACTAATGAACTCGGTTTTGAACTCAAGAATGAACGAGTAACTGATATTTTGAACGAATTTGAAGACACTGATCTTGGTGAATTTGATGAAGAACTTGATTATCAGTTTGATGAAATGCCACTGTGGCTTAAAAGCCTTAAAAGCTTCCAATTTAATTGGGGAACAGCCGTTAACAGTAAAGGAGGTGAGACACTGTGTAAAGTTATCAGCATGTGTGCCGCTCTCGGTCTATGTAACCTGACAGACATGGATGTGTCGTATGGTCCTATGAAGATTTTCTCCTTCAAGGCCTACGAGAAACAGCTTACTGCAGCAGATTTTACCACTGCTGTATTAGATACGATTGTCTTCTTTTCCGAAGGAGGATATCGAGTCTTCAAGACCGGACGAATCGAAAGCTTCTTTGCAACTGATGAGTCTCTTAAGTCCGCAGAATCTCGCTATTTTGAAATAGTTGAGTGCGCGCCTTTGGTAAAGGCAGGCAACCTTCAACGAGTGAAGAAGATGGATGAGAATGACTACTCTCTCCTACTCTCGAAGGCCATTGATGAACACACTGATTTGTATATGAGAATCAAAGATACATGGGTTAAAAAGTCCTTGCAGGACCGATTAATCACCCTCAAGCGATACAAAGCTGACTTTGAGTCTTTTTGCGCAGACGGTGCTCAACGCATGGCTCCCTACGCATTGTATGTGTATGGTGAGCCTGGGTCGGAAAATCGACTGTCTATGATGTGCTAATACGTCTAATCCTGAACGCGAACGGGTTCGAGTCAGGTGATGATAGGATAGTCACTATCAAGGAAGGAGATGATTATGATTCCACAATGCGTTCCCACACCAATGGAGCCATTTTCGATGATTTGGGCAATACTCAAGCTCAATATGCCAAAAAGTCACCGACTGATAGGATCATCGAATTTAAAAACAATGTCGCAGCCTATGCAAATATGGCTGAGGCAGACATGAAGGGCAAAGTACGCATTGCAGTCAAAGCCATGGCTGCTACTTCTAATGTCACTGCTCGCTCAGTGGCGCGTATTTATTCCAACGCACCTTTTTCCTTTGTACGTCGTTTCGACGCACATCTCAATGTAGTTGTGAAGGAGGAGTTTGCACTTAAGGACGGACGTCTAGATTCAAAGAAAGTCTCTCAGAAATTTGGGGCTGCACTGATTCCAGACTGTTTCGAAATTGATATTGGAGTGCCCGACGCTGACAACAAAGAAGAGAATGTCACATACAAGACAAGAAGGTCTACTTTTAAGGAAGTCGTGCGGTACGTCATTGACGATTCCAAAGACTACTTCGCCGCCCAACGCGCTTATATCGAGCGTCAAAAAGGGATGGCTAAAAAGTTAGAAATTTGTCCATTGTGCTTCTCTCCTGAAGAGTTATGCGAATGTTGTCCACGTGCTAAGGAACATGCCCTTCAAAAGGCTGAAGCCGAAGCCAAAGCTGAAGCTGAATCTGCGCTGAAAGAAGCTGATCAAGCTGCTGTAGCTGCAGAGAAAGAAAAGCTGGACAAACAATCCAGCGAAGAGTGTACGGCCCTTGTGGTGTACAAACCACTTGTGCTTGACCACCAAGCAGGTGAAGTTTCTGACAATGAGGTTGAACCTCTAATAGCCGAATTACTTCGGCTTGATGCTGAAACTCGTGGTATCTTATCTAAAATCCCTCCGTGGGTATTTGATAATAAGTATATGACACACCTCTTGCTCTTCTGTAATCGACACCAAATAAAGTATATGGTCCTTGAGGACCTCAATTCTATGGTTGTCGTGATCTGTTTGTTAGCATATCTGTTTCTATGGGTCACTTGGTTACCTTCTATGTTTTTCCCCACTGCACTTTTCTGTGTGTGGGTGTTTTATCGTAAGTACCACCTTCTACGACGAGAAATTGGCCGCCGGATAGAGCGAGCCCGTGGATTGTCATCTATTGTACGTTCTACACTTGTTACGCAAGATGTAAAGGAACTTATGTACAGAAGTGTTGCGCTATACGCGTTTTACCGTCTCATCAAGATGGGCGTGGCGCACATGATGTTGAAAAAGAAGGAGGCTTCACTTACAGCTGAAAAGCAGAAGATTACCGTGAAGTGTGCTAAAGAGAAACCAGACGTTATCTTTATCCCAGAGCATCATCGCGCTCTTAGTGAAGTGTTCGGAGACGAATTCATTGCTGGCGCAAAACAGATGAGGGACGAAGAACTTGACGAACATGGGCTTATCAAGCCTAGCGTCTTTGAGAACGTCAAGCTGCGCGACTCCCAGGACAACCCCTGGGCTCAAGCCGTGGTGTCCGAGATGCCACGTAGTGCTCGAGGCAAAGCCATGACTACGGCAGAATTGGAAAATATAGTTGCCAAGAATCAGTTCTTTATGAAGATCCACCGTGAGAGTTCAATAGCATCGTGTGATGCTGTCTTTGTAAACGGTTGTTACGTACTAATTCCCAACCACATGTGGAAGGGGGGCGAACAATCCCTCAAAGTTGACTTTATCGGGAAAAACGGTCATTGTATTGGTAGAGTTAAAAAGGTTGTCCTTAGCAGGGCCACTTCATACAACTTTCCAGGAACTGATCTGTGTGTAAGCTATGCACCAAATGCGGGGGCTCACCGAGACCTCTTGCCATATTTCTACGACTCTCAAATAGAGAATTCAAAACTCACCGAGAGTCCAGGCCACATGGTATATCGCACAGAAGACGGAGACATCCGTCTCTTTCGAACTATACTGTTCCCCGGTACGGTTCATTCACGAATAGGGGAGTTTCCAGGCTACCATTATAAATTAGGTGCTGACACCTTTGATGGTATGTGCATGGGAACATGGGTGACTTCGTCAGTCAACCCAACTATAGTAGGATTCCACTTAGCAGGAAAAGCTGAGACGCCGCGAGGAGCGGCTGGAACCTTATCTAGACAACAACTTGAAGATGCAATTTCCATTTTTAATGGAGTGCCAGGTGTGGTCTTAGTTATGAACTACGGGACGCTGTTAACCGAACAATATGG